ATGGTGAGGATATCAGCGTTGAGAGGAGGTGATTACCATGCCTCGGTTTCGTGGTCGGCGGCGTTTCGGCGGTCGCCGTCGTTTCGGTCGCCGTCGGCGGATGCGTGGGCGGCGGTCGATGAGGCCGTTGCGAGTTGGGTTCCGCATGTGATGCGGTGTAAGAATCCTTACGTCTCGTCGAAGGGGGAGGCATATGGCTGCGGTCAGTGCCTTCCCTGTCGTATTAATCGGCGGCGTGTTTGGATGCACCGTATACTGCTAGAAAGTCTTCAGCAGGAGGATAATAGCTTTGTCACACTCACATACAGACCTGAGGTCGAGCCTTCCGTTGGTGTTAGTCCGCGAGTTTTGCAGCTGTGGCTCAAGCGTCTGCGAAAAGCGATGGAGCCTGCTCGAATTCGATTCTTCGGTGTTGGCGAGTATGGCGATCGGACGGGACGCGCGCATTACCATATTGGCTTGTTCGGAGTGCCAAGTTGTGCGCGAGGCGGAACTGTTTATTCACGCGAAGGGCAAGCCCGATGCTGTGTGGTGTGTCGTTCAGTGGAGCGAACCTGGGGACAAGGCCGAATCCATTGCGGAACGCTTACGCCTCATAGCGCTGCTTATATTGCAGGGTATGTCACCAAAAAAATGACGAGGTCGGATGATGTTCGCCTTGAGGGTAGGAACCCGGAATTCGCTCGCATGTCACTTCGGCCCGGTATTGGGGGCGATGCAACCTGGGAGTTGGCATCCGTTCACTTACAATGGGCGGAGGACGCGCCTGATGTTGCTACCGCTCTCAGACACGGTGGGCGAATATTGCCTTTGGGTCGATATCTCAGTCGAAGACTTAGGAATCAGGTAGGTCGCGATGCGAAGGCGCCTGAGGCGGTCCTCGAGGAAATTAAAGCGGAGCTGTTGGATGTGCGGATGGCTTCGGAAGTTATTGCGGGCTCGCGCGCGTGGCGGCTCGTGATGAAGGACTTGTTAATTGAGAAGAACCGCGGAGCGGTCGAAAAGGTTGAGAGACGTGAGCGTATCTTCAGAAAACGGAGTGTCATATGAAACGCAGTAAGTTCTCTCTCTCGAACTATAAGCTGTTCTCCTGTGATGCAGGTGAGTTGGTGCCTTGTGGGCTAGTGGAGGTGCTTCCAGGTGATACGGTTCAGCAGGCTACGTCGGCGCTTGTTCGGGCATCTGCCCTATTGGCTCCGGTCATGCATCCCGTTCACGTACGAATTCACCACTGGTTTGTGCCGCACCGCCTTGTCTGGAATGATTGGGAAAACTTTATCACTGGTGGGCCGGACGGCCTTAACGCTTCTGCGTTCCCTACTATCGACATGGGAGGTGGAGGAGCGGCGGTGGGTTCTCTTGCTGACTATTTGGGTGTGCCTACTGGTGTTGCTGGCCTTGATGTGAGTGCGTTGCCGTTTCGCGGTTACGCTCTTATTTGGAATGAGTGGTACCGTGATCAGGATTTGCAGACGGCGCTTGTTGTGGACCTGACGGATGGTGTTGATTCAACGACTAGTGTTGCGATCCAGAATTGCGCTTGGGAGAAGGACTATTTTACATCTTCTAGGCCGTGGGAGCAGAAAGGTCCGTCTATCACTGTGCCCATTGGTACGACTGCGGACGTTCGGACAGAGGCTGCAGGTGGTCAGGACATCTCGGTTAATATCGGAGCGGCAGGTGCTGCTGATGATTTTGATAAGCTCGCTGTTGGGGCGTTTGTGCAGCGTACTACTACGGCGGGTACGTCCGGAAATAAGCTTTATGCTGACCTTACTGACGCGTCGTCAGTGACTATTAACGTGCTGCGTGAGGCGTTGGCTCTGCAGCGTTTCGAGGAGGCTCGAGCTCGCTATGGCTCTCGTTACACTGAGTACTTACGATACCTCGGGGTGCGTAGTGCGGACAGCCGTTTACAACGTCCCGAATATCTTGGTGGCGGGCGCAACACTGTACAGTTCTCTGAGGTTTTACAGACTGCCGAGGGAACAGACCCTGTCGGTGAGTTACGAGGACATGGAATTGCAGCTCTCCGCTCGAATCGGTATCGACGCTTTTTTGAGGAGCACGGGTATGTGTTTACCCTCATGTCTATCAGACCCAAGACAATCTACGCCCAGGGGCTCGCGCGGCATTGGAATCGACGGGTGAAGGAGGATTATTGGCAGAGGGAGTTGCAGCATATTGGGCAGCAGGAGGTCTTGAATAAGGAAGTGTACGCCGCGCATGCATCTCCGGAAGGGACGTTTGGCTTTCAGGATCGTTACGATGAGTACCGGCGATCGGAGAGTACTATTGCCGGTGAGTTTAGGACGTCTACGTTGGATCACTGGCACTTGGCCAGGATATTTGGTTCTGATCCGGCATTGAATGCTGACTTCGTAAAATGTGTGCCCACAGAGCGAGTTTTCGCTGTTGATAGTACGGATACCTACTATGTCATGTCGAACCACTCGATCCAGGCGCGACGCCTTGTTGCGTCGGTCGGAAGCTCGTTTATCTACTAACGTTTACCGGCCTCTGTACCCCCCGGCCAAGGGTACTCAGTATGAGATGTTTAAGCCTGCGGAGCTTGGCTTTCTCCGCGAACCTCAATGGAGTCGTGATGCCAAAAGTGAGTATAAAATCAGACGAGTTGAAGCCGCGCAACGAGGGGAGCCGGCGGGTTCCGGCGCAAGAAAGTTATCTTACTACGGACGGAAGGGAAAAGCCCGACCCTAGACCTTTGGCGCCGCCGGTCGGGTATATCAAGCAGCCGAGCATGTGGGAGCAGGTTCGGGAGATGGTGCGTCGGGAGCTGAGTGATGCTGCCGTTGAGGTGGGTGCGGAGAGTTTTGAGGAGGCCGACGATTTCGAGGTCGGCGATTTTGATCCTCGTTCTCCGTATGAAGAGGTGTTCGATCCTACTCCTATTGCTACCCTTAAGGCTCGACATAAGAAGGCTCTTGAGGAGCTTGCTCAGCGGGAGCAGGAGGGAGGGGGCGGGGGGGAGGGAGGAGAGGGTGGACCCTCTCCGCCCTCCCCCCCTCAGCAAGAAGAAGGCGGAAATAAGGAAAAATCCGCTGCAGCGAAAAGTTGATGATCATAGCTAGGCGGGGGTGCGGGGGCCGGCTATGAGGCCCCCGCAGCCACATTTGCCATTGCCCCAATTTTGGCCGTACAGTACGATTCCTTGTTACGTACTGTGTTAGGTGACACTTCACCTACTGCGAGCGGAGCGGTCTCTATGGCAAGAAGAGGCAGGCGGAACCGCGATACCTCTGATATCGCTAGCACGCTGCTGGTTTCGCCTCCGCGCTCGCTCGCTTTCACTTCGGCTGAATTGGCCAGGTTGTACGCGCGTGCATCTGCTCCTCTGGAAGTTGAGGATGATCTGCGCCGATGGGACCCTGAGGGTGTCGATCGGCCGGCGCGTACTGGTGTTGGGCAGAAAGCCCGTATACGGGAGTTCTATCATGCTACGCGGTTTGTTGGTCAGCCGGGTTTCGCCCGGCCTCGGGTCGTTATGGAATGCGTTCGTCGCGCTGTTAGGCGAGAGGTACTTCACGCTTTACGGCGTACGCGGAGTGGAGCCGGTGGTAAGAAGCGGCGCAATTGGAGGAGCTTGGTACGATGCTAGGGAATATCATCGGCGGTCTGATTGGAGCTGGCGCGAGTTTGTTGGGCGGCTCGAACGCCCAGAAGTCTCAGGAGAAGATGGCTGCCGAGAATATCAGGCTACAGAAGGAATTCGCTCAGTCTGGCATCCAGTGGAAGGTAGCAGACGCAAAAGCAGCTGGGGTGCACCCTTTGGCAGCCCTTGGAGCTTCGACGCTCTCTTTTTCACCAGTATCAGTTGGCAGTCCGGCGGGGGCCGGCATCTCCAGTGCAGGTCAATTTCTTGGTCGCGCATTAGCAGCGACGGATACAGCTGGTGGTCGTACGACGTCGGCTGTGGAGGCTCTTACATTGGAGCGAGCAGGTTTGGAAAACGAGTTGTTGAGATCGCAGATAGCTCGCGTGAATCAGCAGATCGGCCCGCCCATGCCTACAGCTAATCGTTGGCTTGTTGATGGTCAGTTGCAGGAAATGCCCGGCGTTGCCGTTACAGGTGGTGGGCGCCGGGGCGGAGGAGGAGTAGGAGTTGCTGAGCTTCCTGGTTATCCGTATTCGGAGCCTGGTGCTGTTCCGGACCTAGGATTTTCTAGGACGGCTACCGGGTATGCGCCTATCCCCTCTGAGGCCGCTCAGGAGCGTATGGAGGACATGTGGCCGGCGCAGTTAGCGTGGATGCTTCGTAATAATATCTTGCCTACGGTGGCGCCGTGGTTGCCTGGGACAGGTCGTCCGCCGTCTGAATTGTTGCCGCCTGATCACGATTGGGCGTTTAACCCGTTCCGTCAGGAGTGGTATCCGCTCAGTAGGCGGAATGTTTATGGTGAGGACATCAGCGTTGAGAGGAGGTGATTACCATGCCTCGGTTTCGTGGTCGGAGACGTTTCGGCGGTCGTCGTCGTTTCGGTCGTCGGCGGCGGATGCGTGGGCGGCGGTCGATGAGGCCGTTGCGAGTTGGGTTCCGCATGTGATGCGATGCAAGAATCCTTACGTCTCGTCGAAGGGGGAGGCATATGGCTGCGGTCAGTGCCTTCCCTGTCGTATTAATCGGCGGCGTGTGTGGATGCACCGCATACTGTTGGAAAGTCTTCAGCAGAAGGATAATAGCTTTGTCACACTCACTTACAGCCCCGACAAAACGCCTACGGACGGTGTTAGTCCGCGAGTACTGCAGTTGTGGCTCAAACGCCTGCGAAAGGAGATGGAGCCTATTAGAATTCGATTCTTCGGTGTTGGGGAGTATGGCGATCGAACGGGACGCCCGCATTACCATAGTGCACTGTTTGGATTGCCAAGCTGTGCGAGAGGCGGAACTGTTTATTCACGGGAAGGGCAAGCGCGGTGCTGTCCGGTGTGTCGTTCAGTGGAGCGAACCTGGGGACAAGGCAGAGTCCATTGCGGAACGCTTACACCTCATAGCGCTGCTTACATTGCAGGGTATGTCACAAAGAAAATGACGAGGTCTGACGATGTTCGCCTTGAGGGTAGGAACCCGGAATTCGCTCGCATGTCACTTCGGCCCGGTATTGGCGGGGATGCAACCTGGGAGCTGGCATCCGTTCATTTACAATGGGCTGAGGACGCGCCTGATGTTGCTACCGCTCTCAGACACGGGGGACGAATATTGCCTCTGGGTCGATATCTCACTGGGAGACTTAGGAATCAGGTAGGGCGTGATGCGAAGGCACCGAAGGAGGTTATCGAGAAGATCGAAGCGGAGCTGTTGGATGTGCGGATGGCTTCGGAAGCTATTGCGGGCTCGCGCGCGTGGTGGCTCGTGATGAAGGACTTGTTAATTGAGAAGAACCGCGGAGCAGCGGACAAAGTTGAGAGGCGTGAGCTTATCTTCAGGAAACGGAGTGTCATATGAAACGGAATAAGTTCTCTCTGTCGAACTACAAGCTGTTCTCTTGCGATGCAGGGGAGCTCGTACCATGTGGTCTAGTGGAGGTTCTACCGGGTGATACGGTTCAGCAGGCTACGTCGGCGCTTATTCGGGCATCTGCCCTATTGGCTCCGGTCATGCATCCCGTACACGTACGAATTCACCACTGGTTTGTTCCGCACCGCCTTGTGTGGAATGATTGGGAAAACTTCATTACTGGCGGGCCGGACGGCCTTAACGCTTCTACGTTCCCTACAATCGACATGGGTGCTGGCGCCGCCGTGGGTTCACTTGCTGACTGTTTGGGTGTGCCTACTGGTATTGCTGGTCTT